CCGCACGCGAAGGGCACCAGCGAGGCCGGCCGGGGTGACGGCACGAATGGCGTCGGTGCCGGTTGTCGTTTCAGCATCGGTCGCTAGTTCTACAAGTCCTCTTTTTGAAATAGTGGCTTGCGTTGATACATCCGCCAATGTATCAGCAAGACCTTTGGGCGTAACTGCTTTATCAATTGCCGTTCCAGCGATCGTTTCTGCAGTAGTTGCCACACTCTGAACCCAAGCGGTCCACGTAGTACCGCTGTGTCGTGAACGAGTAAACAGTTTAGTAGTAGCCCCCGGAACCCAATACTGCTGAACAATCCAGTCAGCACTGTACTTAAGAACTTCAAGTACCCCGATGTCATACAAGGGGTCACCTGGGGATGTGCTCAACCACTGATATCCGCTGTACCAACCGGTATCCGTGAGTGTATCAGGATCTACTCCAGCACCCATGTTATTTACCGATTTGATTCTACCCGGAAGCCACGTGCCGACATCTCCCGCATCAAAAGTTGATCCGTCGTGCCGAGTAACGATCAAATGACCTGCTCCATTGACAGACATAGAGGTAACCGTGGCATCTTCGATTTCCTGCATATGCGCGGCAGTGAAAAGAATTGCAGATCCCATGTCGCCTCCTTAGTACGAGCGGGCCAAAATACGAATATCGTCAATCTGATTAAATGATGGCGAACTGATGAAAACTTCTTCAGTTCCCACGTCGTACACCCAGTCATCAGGACCTGTAATGGTCGCTGTGCCATCACCATTGTCAACAACAGTAAAGATAGCGTTTGCTTCAAATATAGCTAGAAGCTGCTCAATTGTTGGGAAAAACGGGTCGGCTCCTGCTTCTTGTCCATAGAGTAGGTTCTCAAGCGCATCCAAAGCCGGCGCTTCCACATTTGGTGAGTCGATGAAGAAATGTGCTGACGGTCGATTGAAAGGGTTGGCTACTGGGGTAGTCGACAACTTCCACTCAAAGTCCATTGTCTCAGCTGACTGATTCATCGATTCATTTGAACGAATTGTCGGTGTCAGCATGCAATTTAAAATAAGGTGGAGTCGATAACCATAAGACAAGCCTTCGATGTCGTTACCGATCAATGACCGATACGACAGGTTAAAGAGATCACGCTTTTGTCCTGAGTACAGAAGTTCGCTATACCCATCATAGGCTAACATTTCGTCCGGATAGGTGATAGCAGAAATATCCGCAGCAAATGTACCCAGCTGCAGTTGATTGACTGTCTTCTGACCATCCATGTATCCAATGGTCGGGCCAGCATTATCAACATCTTCTTTGACCGAGGTAAGTCCATTCCAAGCTACGCCTGGCCCCGTCTTGGGATAGAAAACTCCTCGGTCGACACCAGCTTCATACTTGTGGGAGCCGGTGTCGTCCCAAGTGAGTCTCATTGTGCTCCTAAAGATTATCCGACGTCGTCAGACAGAATCCAAGTATCCGTAAAACGCTTACGAAGCGTGATTGTGGACCATGCAACACGACAACCAAGAAGGCCACCAGGAGAAGAAATCGTAACTCCAACACCAGCGGCGACAGAAGGTTTCCCTCCGCCGATCCATGTGATTTGGATAACGGTACCTATAGGAAAAGCAACTGCTGAATTGGGAGGAATTGTGATTGTCTGCGCAGAAGCATTATTAGATTCTATCACTTTGCCGGCGTCAGTAAGCAAAAGTGTATAGGCGGTTGCTGCTTGTGCAACAATTTGCTTTGTGTATCCGTTTTGAATAAACGCAGTTGTTGCTACTTTTGTTGAGTTGTCACCGTTTGCCGGTGTCGGCGCGGTGGGCGTGCCTGTCAACGCCGGAGAAGCCAACGGCGCAAAAGAAAGAACCACAAAAGCAGTGGTAGCAATTGAAGCGTCGTTGTCACCAGGTGCCGGAGTGGGTGCTGTTGGATTACCCGTAAAGACGGGAGAAGCCAATGTAGCCAGAAGCGCCACTATGGCGTCAATTTTTGTTTTGGTGTAGCCGACAATGCTAGCCATCATTGACTCCCGTCGTTGTCGTAAATGTTCCGTCACCGTTGTCGATGATGGCAGGGTGGTACAATCTAAACGTATCAACCGTCGGATTACTAACATCAACATCGGTACCTACAACAGTAAACGAACCATCACCGTTGTCTGTGACCGTCATTGATGCAGCCGTGAAGAGGTCTACAAGTTCTTGCTGTGAAGGAAGGCGCGGTGAAATTCCTTCCTGGCCATATAGCATGTTCTCAAGCGCTTCAAGATGCGCCGGCGTTGCCAGACGCGAATCAATAATCAGATGAGCGGATGGCTTGAAGCCTGGAACGATTTGCGGGACCGTTGTAACATCCCAACTCAATTCCATGGGTTCAGTCGAAGCACTAATGGTGTCGTTTGATCGGGCAGCCGGCTTAGCAAGGGCGCCATATACCAAGTGGATCTTGTATCCGTAGGTTTCGGCGACCAAATCATTACCCACCAGAGTGCAGTAAGAGAAGCCAAACTGTTTGCGAGGCTGCTGTGTGATAAATAGGCCGGCATAGACATTGGCAGTACCATCACAAAGTGCAAACTCCGGAGGTGCCGAGAATGCTTCGATTGTTGCGTCGAACTCTTCGGCCGAAGCGATCTGGAAGTACTTAACACCATCCTGGTAGTACGCCTGCGGCTCTCCACCGGAGGGAGATTCTTTGACCGCTGTCAGACCGTTCCACGCAACTCCTGCGGCCGCGTTTGGGGGATACAACACACCCCGATTCACGCCGATCTCGAATAGACGAGTACCGGCCTCTCCCCAAACCAACCGTGACATTGTTAACCCTTCGTACCCATCTTCGCGCGACGTTCTTCGTTGAGATCTCTCTGCTGCCTTTGTACTTCGGCAATAGGCATTAGCTTCTTCTTAGGATCGTTCTTGATGTTAAGTACTCGAATGAGTGTCAAGAGTCGATTTAGATGCCAGTCTTTTGTCTCGAACGGTATCGTCAATTGCACGAGCCAAGCATAGATTACTTCAGAAGTTACTGCTTCTGAAGAAGACTTTGAAGGACCACGTTCGTTGAACCACGTCGCGGTCATGGAGTCAAAGATGTAATCGTTGACTTGTTTGAGCACATCAGGTGCATATGCAATAGCGTTAAAGATCTCCATGGGAACATCCGGAGTCAGACACATGCATCTAATGTAATCGATAGTGTGTTCTTCCGTGACCTGTCGATTACCCAGGAACGGAATCTTCCACTTTTGCTCCCATTTTGACAGGGAGACCAGAGAATGCTCAATTTCGATTGTTGTAGTTTCGGTCTTCAAGAATTTCTTCCGATTCTCGTCATACAACTCAATTCCTGGAATTGTAATCGTTGTTGGCATTCTCTGGTCTCCTTTCTGTCAGGTTACAGGTCGCGCGTGAACGTCCAGTCGTCATCACTGATTTCGGACAGCACGTAATCCGGCTTGGCGACGGCCTCGATAGCGAGAGAGGCACCAGCCACCCCGATCGTGACGGTCGAGGCGTTTGCCAGGTTGGCGTGCGTGTCGGCACGACGGTACTGCACACCCGTGATCGACGGAATCGTGATGACACCAGTTGCAGCGACGAAGGCCGGTTCCGTGGCCGTGACAGCCGTCGGCTCTGCTCCTTCGAACAGCGCGATGACATCTGCCGGCGAAGGCAGAATCGGATCGGTGGCTTCCTGACCGTACAGCTGCGCCTCGAGAGCCGCAAGTGCAGTGGGATCGACCTTGGTCGAGTCGATCTTGAGGATCGCGCTCGGCTTCAGACCAGGAACCGGAACCGGAGTGGTCGTGAGCTTCCACGAGAACTCGATTGCGTCCGGCGAGTCATTGACAGTCGCGTACTCCTTCTCGGACGGAGCCGCGAGGCCGCCGTACACGAGGTGAAGGATGTAACCGAAGTCCTGACCCAGCGTGTCATTACCCTTGAGGGTCTTGTACGAAAGGCCGAACGGACGACGGCGCTGCTGACCAACGGTCACGCCCGGGGTGGGAGTTGCACTACCGTCACACTCAGCCCACTCATCGGGGTAAGTGAACGCCTTGATGGTGGCTTCGAAGGTCTCGGCCGACACAAGGCTCAGGTAGTTGATGTTGTCTGCGTACTTCTTGGTGACTTCTGCGCCCGACGGGGACTCGGTGACAGCCGTGAGGCCGTTCCAAGCAACACCATCGTTGTACGTACCGTCATCACCGATAGGGTAGAGAACACCCTTCTCGACGCCGGTCTCGAACTCGCGCTCACCTGTCTGGTCC